GGATGATCAAATTTGGGAGCAACGCTCCCGTCGATGTTAAGCGCAATAAGGCGCGTGTGCACGCGCTTAGGCGTGACGTTTTCCATGATGGGGCTGAGTCCAATAAGCATCAGGAGTACGATCATGACGTCAAGTTCGAGAACATTAAAATTGGCGTGAATGTCTGCCGGGTCAGGGACGAGCCTGGTGATGCTGCCGGGGTGGTTAAAGGTGCCATTCTCGCCAACGTGCCGATCACAGTTCCCGCTAATACGTCTGGAGCCACCATGCATGCAATGAAGAAGAGGTGCGATTATGCACCCCAACTTAAGGATATTGCCTCCTTCAAGATTGGCCATGAGCTCATCATGGCTAAGTTTGAGAAGATGGAGACTATTCGAGTTGACGAAGAGCTTATGGACAAGTACTTCGTTAAATGTGGTGGCTCTAAGGCAGAGCGCCTGATGGAAGCACTCCGTCAGGATAAATGGAGCTATGATGGGTCAGAAAAACATGTGTTCGCGAAGCAGGAGTCGCTTTTGAAGGAACATCGGGCGCAACCGCGCATTGTATATCAAGGAACAGATATGTACAATGCTATGACGGGTCCTGTTGTTATGGAGCTAAACAACAGGATGAAAGAGGTCTTCAGCTTGAGGAACCCGCTAAACACAGGCAATGTGACAATTTATGCCTGTGGTGTGTCGGGAGAAGAGCTTGGAGACGTTATGGAACAGGCCCGTGGTATTCCAATCGAGAGCGACATGAGTAACAACGACGGGAGTCAATCTGCAGAGTTTCGCAAGATGGAAGCGATGCTCTACTACAAGCTAGGAGCCCCCATGTGGTTTGTGCGCGAGTTTGCGAAGAACACACAAGTTCGTGTCTGGACGCGTTACGGCGTCACAGGCACGGTTAAGGGACAGAGGTGGTCTGGTGAAACGACAACCACCACTGGCAATTCTTACGTAAGCATGGCGCTAATGCAGGCAGCTCTGGCTAGGGCTGGCGTGGAGCGTAGCACGAACGTGCATGGGGGTGACGACTACCTGGGGTTCGTCGAGGGTGATGCGGAGCAGTTTTCGGCTGGGGTGAAACACGTGACTGAGGCTAGTGGAATGAAGGCCAAAGTCGCGGTCCAGCCGTCCCGCCACCACGCCACTTTTTATAGGAAGCGGTATATTCGAGGAACTATTGGTTGTCGTCCAGTGCCACAATTTGGACGCGTGCTGGCAAAATTGAACCTGAGGCCCAATAAGAACACTCAGGTCAATGACCGCGATTACATGGCAGGCAAGTATTTGTCTGCCGCGTATGAACACAGACACGTGCCATATATCAAGGACTTGCTTTTGGCAACAGCAGATGGACTATCTGACACGCCTTACCTAGACGTCGGACGTAATCGGCTCCGAGACTTAGGCGACGCTACACAGATCCGTTCGAAGACGCTAGCGGTTGACGTGCATCCTGTCGACCAGTTCAGTGATTTTCTGGAGGAAGTCTATGGAATAGGTTTTGACGCGCTTGTTGACACTTATGCGCGAGTAGCCCAGAGCTGTCTTGATTACTGTGACGGTTGGGTGAAAGCAGACAAGAGCGGGAAATTCCATAACCAGAAGGGGAATCACAAGTACAACGCCCCCAAGTTGTGCGGCGACACTGTTGACGCGCTAGTTCGAATGGACGTACTCTGAAGCAAGCCTTCCCATGGAGACGGG